GCGCTCTGTGGGTAGTTACTGTACGTCGCCATTGTTACTAGTGATCGAGTTAGCGTAAGCCTCCATGCTAGTTAAAGGCAATTGGTTGACCTGAACGAGCGCCTGATCACCGCCTTCAATAGCATTTCGGTTTTCCAATCCACGAACTTCGTTGATAGTAAGCACCCCATCAGACAACAAAGTGTGATAATACTGAGAGCGAGCAGCCATGTCACCACGCATAAGGCTCAACATGTCAAACTTGAACTTATGCTCCTTGCGTTCAGCCGGTAATAGCAACTTGCGATTCATCTCCTGTTCGATGCTTACTAACCACGGATGAATTGTGTGTTTTGCAAAGAAAAGGTCTTGCTGTTCGACGTTGCTGTATTTCTGCTCACCGACCTGTACCATACCTGTAGGCACGTTGAAGATTCGACAAACTTCCTCGACTTGATACTTACGTACACCAAGGAATTGACTTTGATCCGGTGGAATACCTACACGTTCGTACTTTAGGCCAGCTTCCAATATGGCAGTTGCGTGACTGCTATTCATGCCATGGTACTTCTGCTGCCATGTGCTTGACAAACGTCGGTACTGATCTTCGCTCAATTGCTTGTCAGTCATTAAGACACCACTCATGTTGCCACCGCTTCCAAAGAACGAAGCGCCATACTGTTGAGCAGCGTAGCCTAGGCTTATGTTCTCGATGTGTTCAGCTATTGGACTAACACCTCGAAAGCATTCAATGGCAAGTACGTCCTCATTGTACAATGGGTCTTCCGTATCCTCATACATGTAGATACGACGACCATTTAAATCCTTAGAAACAATACTGTTTGGACTTGTCAGAACCAACTCTTTTGGCCGGCCATTTTGGTCTCTTTTAATCAGTGCGTATCCAGCGCCATGCATTAAGGCATCACTGATGATAAACTGCCAAAATGTAAATGCGTTGTAGTATGCATTTGGCTCACTGTCACATAAAACAAAAGCAGGATGATCATAAACACCCTCCTTGCGATCATTTTGCATGCGGTACAAGTGCAAATCTAAGCTGGCAATTGTGCTGCTTATCTTATTTACACATGCATATACCGCGCTCACAGCCATAGCGCCTTCGCGACTCATAGCAACGCCTGACTGAGTAGGAGTCCAGGGATAGTAGAACGCAGGGTCGTGATACCGCTTCTCCTGATCAGCAGTAGGTCGGATTGCCTCTCGGAGTCTACCAAATAAACCTTTTTGGTCAGCCATAAGCGCAATAATACGATTTTCGGGATCTAATGAGTCCTACGATGTTCGATTTCTCTTAAGTATTCTCCTTAAGATTGTGTGGAAGGATTGATAGCAACTATACCTATTGCGACCAAAGATCCTGTAGTAGTCTTCCTCTACTGACCAGTACGCTTCGACGTTTTTGCGATGCGATGACAGCCGACTCTGATACTCATCCACAAATCCTTCTGCGGAGTTTAACTTTCGAGCGAGTTTCAGGTCTTGTTCGCAACTCATAAGAAACGCATTGTGTAGTCTTCAGGAAATTGGTCTTCTTGTTCTTCTGTCATGGCCTCACCCACTGCACATATTAAAGCGGTGATGCCGTCAATCTTGTCTTGGCTCTTACTCTTGTCCGGCTTACAGTTCTGTGCCGCATCGTAAGTTACTTCTAAATTCCCGGCCATCCATCGCAGCACCGGATCGCCTTCGTGATTTAGCTTGTTCTCCAAGAGCATACGATAGGTCTCCTTCATTGGTGGTGACATACTGATATATCCCTGACCCATTGGAGACATCTCGACTCCGTCCTGTGTAAGATTGATAATCAACTGACTACTGTTGTACCTATCGAATGCAATACTACGCAAATTGTAGGTTTTCATTATGCAATCTTCGTCCCATTTTACTTTTCCGTCTTCCACGTAATATCCTGTGATGCAGCGACGTATGTAGTCGTAATCAGTGACGTTACCAGGTGTAACATTGACCTCATCGGCGTGTCTTAGGTCTAAATAGATGGTGCTTTCGTCCTTAAATAGGCGTTTTTCGATTGCTTCTTCGGGTAACCAGTACCACCTTTTAGTGTCAAAACCGCCATCTACACGCGGAGAAACAAGTACGAGCGAGCAGAAATCGCTCACCGAAGCGAGGTCAAGACCGCCATAACAAGGCCGTTCCGGATCAATTTCGACCTTTCCTAAGTCGTTTTTTTGCCATATTTCGTCAGAAACCCAGCTTTCACTGCTTCTAACCCACACATTGCAGTGCTTCGTCTTAAAGTTAACCTCCTCTGCACCACCGTAGTTCTTAGCTTGCTGACATTGCTGTTGCAAGTACTCTTTTGTAATGCTGTGATCTAAACTTGGGTTGGCTTTGATCCAAACTTCGGGATCTCGCCAATCATCGTCTTCATCTAACTCATAAATGAGTGAAAATAGGCTATCGTCCGTTTTTTTGCCGTCTAACACCTCTTTGCATGTCTGCGCCAGCTTGTAACAAGGCCCGTCTATGTTAAAACCGGCAGTTGTAATGGTGAACATAAGCGGTTGTGTGCGACTACCCATACTTGATTTAAGCACGTTGTACACATCACTTGTTGGGTGGGCGTGGTATTCGTCAACTACAGCAAGGTGCGCGTTCAAACCATCAAGGCTGTTCTTGTCACTACTCAGCGGTTCAGCCTTACTATTCGTCTTGGTGACGTGCATATTTGCGCGATGCACACCGATCCTCTTACTTAGCGATGGGCTACTGCGCACCATCCTTGCTGCTTCGTCAAAGCAGATTCGTGCTTGGTCACGTTTGGTGGCAGCAAAGTACACTTCACTGCCCTGCTCCTGATCAAAGTCAAGCATAGCAAGTGAGATGCCACTAAGCATGGTTGACTTGCCGTTTTTGCGGCCTACCTGGATATATGCGGTTCGGTATCGTCGGAGGTTCGTATCTACACTTTTCCAACCAAACAGGTTGGCAACTACAAACTGCTGCCACGGTAGCAACTCAAATGATTGTCCTGCAAACTTACCCTTGCTGTGTTTGAGGAATTTTTCGAAGAAGTCTATGTAGCGATGTGCTTCTTCGTGATCAAAGTAGTATTCAGTGTTGTTTGCTATGTCGTCGGCAAATCGCTGACAAGCCAGCTCCACATACTTGCAAGACTTCACATCATGATTTAAGATGTCTTCCGCATATTGAACATATGGTATCTTCATGCTTTACCGTGTGCTTGTCGTCCTGAAACTCTTGCGTGACACTTTTTGCATAGCCCTCGTATCGTATCGATGTCGTAGAAATGGTCGTCTTGGCTGTCGCGCATTCGTACCGGAAGGATGTGGTCGGCAACCGTCGAGGGTTCGACTCGGCCAAGCGTAAGGCACAACACGCAAGCAGGGTCTCGTTGCAAGACCAACTTTCGGGTTCGTCGCCATTGCTGATTGTGGTATCGTGGGTCGGGATCGTGTCGTCGTCCGCTCTGTGGCTTACGAGACTTCTTAGCAACTTTCCAAGGTCTTTTCTTTTCACGTTTGGGGATGTTAGGCATTTTTCTTGAACTGTTCGTAATCGTCATCTTCCTGATCCAAGAGCATGCCGGCGATCTTCTCGCGGTCTACAGGACTCAGCCCCCACTTCGCCATTAGCGATTGGAAGCTGGCTTGCGCCTTGGTGAACGCGGTGTACATGCCGCTGACATTGCTCGTGCCATTGTCAAAGGTCTGTACAACATCTCCTGGACCGCGTAAGTTGTCAGCCGTCCATTTCATGATTGCAATATTCTTGGCAAGGAGGCTCAGACCTACACTGTCAACCTTGTGCAATAGACCGTAGTGATCAAGGTGGTCAACTAGGTCATTGTAGAACTTCCGCTCTTCGGCAGACAACTCAAACACAGGTTCAGGTCGTTGCGAGAGGTCTTGTTTTATTGGTACTACACGCCGAGATGGGCGATCAGTGCCTTGTAAAGCCTTGATGGCTATGGTTTTCCGGTTAGTACTCATGCGATCAAATGTACAAAATCGACCCCCCCCTTGCCAAAAGTGACCTGATA